TAGGCCGCCATAGCTGTGTTGTTAAACTTTAAGCCACCGTGTGCAGATGCGGTGCTAGAGATAAATAAGTTATCACCGTCTGTTACCCCAATACTCCCCACAGTGGTGTTGTCTTTGCGGAACTGAGTAATATCACCGTCTGATGTTCTCCTATTTAGAATTACTGGGGTATTGCCGTTGCTTGTAGCATAAACTTGACCACGCTCTCGCATAACAAGACCATCTGTGGTTGTATCTACACTCGACTTGCCCACCAAAAAATTCCCACTCGCATCCAGCCTAGCGGCTTCTGACCAAGAGATTGCAGCATTAGCAGAACCAGAGGCAGCATATCTCCAAATATGTTCACCATTTGCTTGTATATATTGAGTGGCTTCGTCTGTATTAATGTACTCCCAACGACTGTTTCCACTGTCTCTATAGACATTGTTGCCCATGTAGACACCAGCGCCCACACCTGTGCTATCTACATTAAGTGTAAGATTTCCACCAATTTGTAATGTATCAAAGCCAGACTGTATTGAATTAGGAACACAACCAATCCCTACATTACCGATGCTGTCGATGCGCATGGCTTCGCCGCCAGATGTTGTGAGCACCATATTATCAACGCCAGAATTTAAGTGGAACTCACTAGCGTTTCCATAAATTGCGCCACGTTGTGCAGTGTTGCCACTGTCTTTTATACGCAGAGTGCCGCCTAGAAATAACACATCGCCGCTGCTGTCGATGCGCATGCGTTCCTGATATGCAGCACCATCCCAACGACTAAAGCCAAGAGATGCGTCTGTATTAGCGTGGATCATCTGCGTATCTGTAACAGTGCCATCGGCCTGTAGTTTCAATTGTGCTTGACTTCCAGATGGAGCATTAATGCGAATTGTTGGAGTGCCTGATGACTTTTCAACTACGAATGTTTCACCACCTGTTGAGGTTGTGCCAATCCCCAGCGCCTCAGCACTCGCATCCCAGAAGAACTTTGGCGTGGTGCCTGTGTCCTCGTAGAAGCTGATGTCGCCGTTGGCAGAAAAGAAAGCAGTATCACCTGATCCCGTTTGCAATCTTAAATAACCAGAAGCGTCTGAGGTTCTAATGTAGTTAGCTGAGTTTCTATCAAAAACTAAACTGTTGCCACTAAGTACAGTAGTGCTGCTACCATTATCGCTGGTCAAAGTCCCATTGATGTCACACCCGCTGCTGGTGGTGGCGAGTTTAGCTGAGTTGTTGTGGTAAAGTGTGACTTCAGCATTTGTATCAAAGTAAGCAGAGTAATTTGCGCCACGTTTTACTTGAAAACTATCATCAGCGTCTAAAATTATATTACCTGTGCCTTGATCGCTGATATAACTATTAGACCCATCATGGTAAATCTGCAAATCAGACCCAGCTCCGAAGATGGCTTTGTCGTTGTCGCCAAAGGACAGATCACCTGTCATGCTGTCGCCAGTGACCGCAACAAAATCTGTGGCGGCGGCGGTGGCTGCTGTGCCAAGGCCGAGGTTTGTCCTTGAGCCAGCGGCGTCAGCAACGTCAGAAAGATTGTTATTAACCAAGAGAGCGCCTGACAGAGAAGCGTAAGCAGCAACCCACTGGCTACCCTCATAGACTTTCATAACATCGTCTGTAGTATTAAAATATAAAGCGCCTGATATCAACGGGTTACCGTCATTGTCTACTGTTGGATCGGACGCCTTAGCACCCAGATACCTGTCATCAAAGTTATCCAGAGCAGCAAGCGCCGCATCCTTTGCGGCTTCAGATGCCGTGGCAGAGTTTGCGCTTGCAGTTGCGGATGTTGCCGCCTCTCCAGCTTTTGTCGTCGCTATGCCAGCCTGAGTTGTCGCTGTAGAAGCCGATGTTGCAGCATTGGTCTCGCTTGTCGAAGCATTAGATGCGCTTGTAGATGCAGAAGATGCACTAGCAGCGGCGTTGGTCTCAGCGGTTTCGGCATTGGTCTCTGCGGTTTCAGCAGCAGCCTGCGCAGCAACACTAGCTATACGAGAGGCTTCACTCAGTGTGGCGCTGTTCGAGCTATTAGCGGCGCTGTTGGCAGAATTGGTCTCGCTAGTAGATGCAGCCCCCTCACTGGCCAAAGCAGCAGCAGCGCTTACCGAAGCCTCACCAGCTTTAGTTGTCGATATACCCGCCTGAGTTGTTGCAGTAGATGCGCTTGTTGCCGCGTTGCTTTCCGATGTAGCGGCATTAGTCTCTGAGGTAGCTGCATTTGTAGCACTTGTTGCAGCCTCAGACGCTTTAGTTGTAGCAGTTGCAGCATTTGCAGAAGCATTTTGAATGTCAGTAATGTTTGCAGCGTTTGTGTTTACAGAAGCAATAGAGACAGCAACAGTGCCAATATCAGCTCCATCAGCAGCAACAGTATTAATGTTTGAAGAATTGCCTGCAACAGAAGTTACGTTAGCTGAAATGCCAGCAACAGTTGTTACATCAGATGAAATGCCAGCAACAGTTTGTATAGCGTCAGTTGCATCTGTTCCGTCCTCAATGTCAGCAAGCGTTGCAATGTCACCGGAGATAGACGCTAAGGTATTACCATCAGCAAGAGTTGCACTAAGCTCTACGTTACCCGTTGTTTCATTAAAGCCAACTAGTTTGCCTTTGCGAGTATCAGCATCAGGAAGCTCTAACTGTGGATTAACTTCTGAGTTAGGCGCAGAGATAGATCGGCTAGCCTTATCCTTGTTATCAGCAGCAATAGCGGTGAGGGTATCTAGCTGCGTGTTAAGGGCGGCCCGGTTAATGTCTACACCAGTTACAAAATCTGACGTTCTTTCAATGGCAATGCTACGAGAAATAACAACAATTGATCCACCGGACGCACCCGTCACTGATATTGTAACTGTGCCTGTAGACCCGTCACCACCGCTGACTGTGTAATGGGTAGTAATAGTTTTCAAAACATCGTCAACGTAGACACTAAGGTCTGCATCATTAAAGAACTCAAAGGGTACAGAAAAAGAAGTCTGAGTTGCCCCTTGAGCTACTGTGTAATTAACTCTTGCTGCGTTGTTTGAAATATCAATTGTCATGTTTGCTCACCTTGTTTTTTCCGTTATGGCACGAAGTATCCAACTTGACCAACGCACAAAATAACTAGGACAGATTAGTATCGCTTGAACCCAGATGTAGGCTCTCCATCAATAGTATCTTCTAGCATGTCACCAAACGCTTTGAACATTCCATCTACTACAAAGAGACCAGTCATAGGAGTGTTATCAATTAATTCAGCAGTACCTTTACCTACGTCCCCCTTAACAATGTCCGAAACTCCACGACCTATATCAACAGCTGTGCTGGCACCAGCGCCGCCAAGACCAGTAAGTGCATCTAGTGTATTTGGTTTTTGAGGAAATCTAGGTTCTAAAAAACCACCAGTTAAGTTAGGGCCACCAAGCGCAAGACTTGTAGACATAGCGGTGTACATCATGTCGGAGTACAAAGCAGCTACACCTGAGTAATCAAATGATCTAGCCAACTTGTCTTGGAAAGATAGGTCTACAAAGTCAGGCGTTTTTAGTTCAAGAACCATATAACCAAGGCCAATTGCAATTGCTGTTCCAAGGAACTGGCTTTTAAGTTGACCATGCGCGTAAGCAGCAGCCACTTTGTTTACTGAAGCAAGGCTGTAGCTGTAAAACTGGAATGGCATACCCAAGAAACCGTTTTCTATTCTTGCGTAACCTGTAAACTCCGGGTCTTCTTTCATCCCAAACTTTCTAGCTACACGCATCGGGACGTACGCAATGCCGTCTGAAATGATTGGTTTGTCAGCAGGCGTACCCATTAAGATGGTGTTAAGTATTCCTGAGCTAAGAGCGCTACGAAAGTCCCTAACTGTATCTGGGCTTACACGCGCTTGTTTTTCTATCTCGGCAACAGCAAGGTCATTAATTGCATTTTCGTATGCAGCTTTATGTGACTTTACTCTACCATCATATTTAATCTTAACCTTTTGCGTAACGTCCTTAACGCCAACACCATCTTTATAAACTATTTTTTTCTCTGATTTACCGTCTATTACTATTGTTGTCTCTGATCTAATTTTTCTTTTAGGTGCAGATACAACCTCATCGACAAACAAGTTTAAATTTTCAGGGCGATTTAATGAGTGCATAATTTCGTGCATTTTAATAAAAGCAACGTAATCATCTGGTGAGTTAATGATACCAGCTTTGATAGGCGTTACGCCTTCAACTCTAGGATTTTCCCAGCCGCGCTGCTCATACATTACATCTTTAACGTATTCTTCATCTATCCGTATTGTGTTTGTTTTTTCATTGTAAAAAGCTGGGCTGTATCTACCATTAACAGTCTTGCCCGTAGGTCCAGAGATAATGTCAGCCGTTGTCGATGGAAACTCAATCGTATTAGTCCATGCTTCTGTATTAGCATAATACAATCCATCAGATGATTTTTGCCAAGGAGCATTTGCAATAGCTTTAGCCCTATCAAGATCAATGTTGTAGCGAAGAAGGTACTCTTCCTCCATCTTAGTTGCTTTGTTTTGAGACCAACGCACAGAGTAGTCAATCAACGTGTGGGATCGCACCATAGCGTCAAAGTCTTTTAGTATCTTTGTAATTGGGCCAAGGCCATTAAGAAGAAAGAATGGATTCTTCATTTTATCAAAAATGTCAGACTTAAATGGGTTGTTGTTTAGCTCGTCTACAAGACGTAGATGAGCAGAGTTCATAATGTTGTCCATAGCTTCGCCAGCAAGTCGAGCTTCTCTGCCTGCAAGCTTCAATTTGTTGTCGTTTAATACGCCAAACAATGCCCTCATTGTTGTGCCGACACCATGTTCCATCATAATCTTAGCTGGCTCTGTTAGCGTAGCCACACCAGCTTTACCAAGATAATTAAGGGTTGCTAAGTCTCTTAGTATCTTTGCTGTTGCCTGATCCCAAGAGTCAGGGTCACGCAAAACTCCACCAGTTACACGGCGATACAAATGGCGCATGTCTTTCATTGCAGCATACGCTTGCTCTGGATTTTTACCTGCATCCATCATTTGAGCCATTACGTCATCAAGAACATCGTCAATAGATGCGCCGTTAAACTGACGAGCAAACTCATAGCGAGGTCCAACTCGTTGCGTATATGCTTTCATTACTGCTATTGGATTAGTTTGAATAAAATCAACAACTAACTCATTAGGTATATCTAGCGCCCTGTGCTTAAAGTGCTTGGACTTACCCGCTCCATAGTAACCCATTTCTGGGTCAGTCACATCTTTCATGCCAAGAATGTTATCCGTGGCCTCTTTAGCCCTTAATGCTATAGAAGCATCATCTGTAGATAATGTTTTTTTAGTAAACTTAGGACCAACCATTCGTACTATTTGAGGGTTTTCTTTAAACCAAGCCTTGAGAATGTCCTCAAATGCTTGGCGATTGTTTGTGATGGCCTCTAGATCAAAGTAACGAGGTCTGAATAAACTTTCATTAGGTGGGCGGATTGCTGCACTATCACCTAAATCTTCTATATTTGCCCGAGCTACTTCTATTTCATCTGTATATCGACGCAGCTGCGCCTCTAGTTTAGCTCTATATTCTCCGTTAACCTTACCTTCTAAACGCTTTTGAACCCCTGCAATGCGCGTCTCTCGAGTCTTAATTACACGCTCAAGAGAAGCCTTAGAGCCAATTAAACCTTGCTCACCAAGTCTAGTCTCCCACGTTCTATAAAAGTTGTTAATCTTTTCCATTACCTGAGACTCAATAGCGTCAGCAGGTGCCTCACCTTTAATAGACTTCCGGTCTATAGCTTGCAGCCAGCTTTCGTAACCCGAGCGATTGAGAGTGTAGTCTAAAGCGCTGACAACACCTTTGCCTGTAGACTCACCCCACAACGGCATAATTTCATCTTGAAGAGCAACCCACTCGCCTTCAAATTGTTTTGCATTTTGATAAACTGAATTGCCTACCTTCTGACCTTTGCGGTTCATTTCGAGAAGAACGCCTGAGTCATTAGCAATTTTAAGGGTAGTTAGCTTTACCTCATTTGGTATGTCTTTGCTCTGGAGTACACGCTTCATTGGTGTGGTGACAGCGTTGTAAAGCCAAGAGTCAGTAAACATACTAGATGCAATAGACGCATCAGGAGCCTCTCCATCAACAGGAGCCATCGCTTCTTGAAATTTTTTAAGTTCTGCTTCAGCATCTTTTTGAGCAGCAAATCTTCTTTGAGCAGGAATTGTTGCTAAACCAGTTATTAATCCGCCCATTGCCCATGCGCTGCCAATGTTAAGAGCGGCTTCAGAGGGTGTAGCCATAGGGTCAAAAGGATAGCGAACAGCTTCTTGCATACCAACAATAGCGCCAGTAGCAGCCCCACCTCTTAATGCTGACTGAGCAAACGTACCTACCCGAGCAAACGGAATACCCATCCAATTTATAGGGTCAAAGAGTTCAGCAGCAAATTGAGGAACAACACCAGAGTTAGCTAATTTAAGGCGATTGTCTTGGCTTTTCTTTACAGTAGAGATTAAATAATCCATGTGTTCTTGATTGGTTGCACGGAGAAGAGTAGAGCCATACTCCTCCATTCCTTCGGGTATATTATTTATAGCCTTATATCCATTTTCCGGTTGGTCAGGAAAACTTCTAGCCTCACTAAATCTATCAAGAATTGGACTATATTTATAGCTAAGGGTAGATCTAACAGTTTCCCCAAAAGAAACATCTGGATAAATATCTACTGGAGAACCAGCTTTAATTGTACGAAGGACATTTAAACCATTTTCCATTATTGAGAAATCTCCGTATTCATTCGATCCATGCCTGCATCAAGTCGATTTGCAAGAAATCTCTCTCTTTCTGCTGAAGTCATATCTTTCATTTGAAACTGCAAGGATTGAGCTGTTTCTTGGCTTGCTAGCCTACGCTTCATTCGAGCTGATTTTTCATCAGCAACTTTAGTCACTACATCACCAACAAGATTTTCAATTGTATATGATGGGAAGAAAGTTTCTCCACCCTCAAGGTAATTCCCTTCACCATCTGCTGGATACATTAACGCAGAAATCTCACCATTTAAGTCTTCATAATAAACATAGTACCTAACAGATCCGCCAGTATCATCTGGTCGTAAAAATATCCTTTGTTGATCCGAGCCAAGCATAGGAATCATAGCAAAGTTATCAGGATGACTTGTAGACAACTTTTCCATTTCAGACTGCACTCTTTCTACAAATGTATTTCGCACCTCTTCATTTGGCATTGTTAATTCAAGAGCATACCTAGATCGACCTAAAACTGGTGCTTGGGTGTCCAGAACAAATCGAGACTCTGGGTACTTTCTGTCTAAAACCGCAGTTACTTTTTTCTTTAGATTTTCTGGTGTTGTCATTGTTCCAGCAAGATATTCAACTAACGGCTGTATTTCAGCTGCAAGTAATGCGTTGTTTCCTGCAAGATCTAAGGTATAAGTTTTTGCAGTTTTGCCATCAAACATAGTTTCTCGAAATGCTTTTGACTTAGGGCTTGTTTCCATTTCTCTAAGCCTTGCTGAGATTTCATTGATATCGCCACCTACTGATTTGTAAATAAATGCAATTTGATTAAGCCTTTCCCTATCAGTTTCACTTAGGGAATCCCCAAAGTAGTTTGCAGTTATATCTGTCCCATTAATCTTTTCTGTAGATAGCAACGAATATATTTGAATAAATGATTCAGCCCCAGAAATAGGGTCTCCAGAAACAAGCCTTTCTAAGGGAAGAATAAACCCTTCCTCTGCTGGTGCCGATTGAAATAGTAGTAATAAATCAGCCTGATCTTCTAGCTCCATTGATGAAAACAACGCTGGATCAAGCCCAGTTCTCTTAAGAATTTCATCAGAAATTTTTCTATCTGCAACTACATTAGGATTGCCGTTCATTCCAACTATTCTTGCCATGTCGGCGCTGAGTTTTCTTGCTTTTTCAGTAGCAGTTTCTTCAGACTTATATCTGGCACCAATGGTGTTGATATCGCTTGCTATTGCTTCTCGATCTGCTTCTGTTTGAACAGATGATAAAATTTTATCTCCAAACTCCTGAATGTAACTCGGCGCAGTTTTGTCAGAGCCATCTAATAATATGTACTTAGAAAGTAGATTTAACTTAAAAGAGTCTATTGCTGGATCAAAGTCTACAAAATCATTTACAATTCCAGATGCTATACTCAGATTCAATCTAGACAGTTCAGATTGAAGTTCTTTTTCTGTAAACCCATTTGGAGAAAGATTTTCTTGAAGTTTTCTTCTAAGTTCTTCTGCTTCAATTGGGTCAAGCCTACCGCTTGCAGCAAGAAGCGCAGCCTCACTAACTTCACCAAGCAATTCGTAATTAGCCTTCATGCTTTCGAGCGCTTCGCCCTCTTTGTCTACAGTGTTTTCTAAAGTAGAGTTTATAAAGCCGCTATCTTCAGTCTGATTATAAAATGATGCGGACTGAAGCCGCGTTACAAGCTCAACTTGTTTATCAGTAAGTCTGCTTAATGCTTTTTGATTGTAAGGATTTGCCAAAGCAGCTTTTAACGAACTAACATTTCCTTGTGCGGCTGCGCTTACAAGCAAAGGCTTTAGCAAAGATTTTCTTAATTCTGTTAAATCTGAGTTGTAATCATCGTCTGAATACTTGCTGTCTGTAATAGCTCTATTTCTTAATTGCTCATCAACAGTTTGAAAGTTGTCAGACATAGATGAGACTACACCCGAAACAGCAAACGGATTCATTGAATCTTCCATTTTTGTTGGGTTAAAAGCATAGTATGAGCTTCTCATAGAGCTTTTACTGGCGGCGCTAACTACAGAATCAAATTTAAAATCATTTAGTAATGACTGTTGTTCAGCAATTGCTTTAGAAGACTGAATCATATTGGCCTCAACAGCATTGTAATCACTAGCTACTGAGTCTTGATGCCCAAGAACAGCGTTTATGTTTTCAGGTGAAACGTATTCAAGCATCGCTTCAATGTTAGCTTGCAGTGCTTTAGGAAGACCTTCAATGTTTGCATTGCCAGTTCTTACGGCAAGGGTAACTAGATTGCGCTCAGAGCTAGAAAGAGGACGACCGTTAATAGTTAGCCCATTGATATGTTCGATAGCGCCTTTAGCAATCTCAGTGCTAATCTCTATGTTCTTAACGCGATCCGAACCTTTTTTAAGGAGATTGCTATCAACAGCTTTTGTAATAACGTCAACAGACTTAGAGGCGAAGTCAGATGCTTCGCTTGTCTCACCTTCTGGGTCAGTAATTAAATACTTGCCAGTCCTTGCTAAGTCGTATGCCTGAGACTTTTTATTCTCAAAGCTAGTTATTGTTGAGTCAGCAAGATCGGCTCTGGCTTTAGCCATTGCACGTTCTTTAATGTTAAGTGACGTAAGAGCTAGATACTTTGCGCCAGTGGACTCAATGAAAGCGCCGTACTGACCGCCAGCATTTTTGCTAAGATCGGCAATGTAATCCTTAAACACATCGGCGTATGCGTCTGCATTGTATTGATATTTAAGAGAAATCTCTTGAGCCTTGACGCGCAGCTGCATATCTACTGCGTCTTCAAAGCGAGCATCTACTACACGCTGATAGGAATCAGCGGCAATCTGACCAAAGCCTTCTGGAACCTTGAAGGCTTCTGGCTTGCCTGTTTCTGGGTTAATCGTAGTAAGCTGGCTTTCATCTACAGACTTAGCAAGCTCAATCCCTCTCTTCTCAGCTTCTCTTGCTGCATCTTGAAAAGCAATCCTAGCCATTGTGTCTGCTGCACCAGCAATAGCCTCACCTACTCTAGCCCCGCCTGCATCGGCACGAACAACTCCAATGGGCTTGTTAAAAACTCGTGTTTGCTGACGAATAATAGCCATTACGTTGTTCCTTTTGGTGCCATTGTGCTTTTAAAGTTGTCGTAACCTTCATACAAAGTTCCAGCCGCTCTATACAAAGATGCAGTCTTAGCATTCCTACCACGACGACCTTCTGCAAGAGACGCCATGTCAGCCTTAATATTAGCCCAATGTTTTTGATTTTGAGTACGACTAATGTCTTCGTAAGCAGTTTGTTTCTGCTTCTCAAGAAACGCTTTGATCGTCATGCTTGAGCCAATATCCCTGCCTGTAGCGGCTAAGGCAGCAATGTTTGCCTCCATTGCGGTGTCAAAGTCTCGTTTGATAGACAAGGCTACTTGGTCAGCCTCAACAGAGTTGAGCTTCTTGTCTGTCTTAATGTTAAAGGCATTAAGATCAGCTTCTTCTTTTTCAGCTTGCCCTGCAGCAGCTTGTCCCGCCGCAACTATAGCGGTAAAAATTAAACCCTCGATAGCCATTACAATACAAGCTCCGCTATTAGCCCATTAACCTGCAACGGAAGTGGGTCTTTCTGTTCTATAGTTACCTGAGGATCTCGGCTATGCCCTAGTATCCTAACTTCTTTCTTGCCAGTAATCGCGTTGTCAGGTGAGAACGATCTGTTGTTTATCTTAAATGATCGAGCGCCTTTAAGGTCTAGGATTACGTTGCTAATCCCCCGAACATCTCCGGTCACAGGCCCGTTACCTGACGTTACGTCGATTGGGTTGCTAACTATCTTGGCAGTAAACGCTTTACCTACATAGGCATGAGTAAATGCTGACTCACTATACAGGGTTAAATCAACCTGTTCGTTTGAGTTAACTGTATGCTCACCAAGATAAGACTGAACGCCGCTCTTAACACCTATTACGTCAACAACGTCCCCATCATTATACAGATCGCTTACGTCTGCTAAGTTTGAAGAGACAGCTTTATATAAGTACAGGTCTAAGCCAACATCTTCAGAGAACTCACAAAGGTGCAGACCGTTATCTTCGTCGTACACGTTTGCAAACAATCTGTTGTGTACAGCTACTGTGCTTGAAAATCCGCCTGAAGTAGTTACCCTAGTCCAAGAGGCTCGTTTCTCAGCGCGGTTAGAAGAGAACAGGGCGCCCTCTCCACTCTCAAATACAAAGAAACCATATGAGTCAGACAAATCAAACCCAGAGTGAACCACGGTCATGAACCTAGGGTGCTGTATTAAGTGACCGGACAGCGTTGATACCGCAGAGGCCGTGTAAGCGTCCTCAGACTCGGTGTAGAGATATTCCCTAACAGTGTGGCCATCGTGCTGAACAAAGACTGTAGCACCGTCTATAGAGGCTGGGAGGACAAACTCGGTGCCGTATGGTGTCTGCTTCCTGATCTGCGCGTTAGTAGGCGTGATGGCTTGATTCAAGTAAGTTGGAATATAAAGCTCACCAGATGCAGTAAACACTTGAAGGTCTCTGTTAGAGATCATGTATCTAATCTCATTAACCTGACCCGTTGCAGCAGTCAGATCAAAAGAGTCAGTATCTTCTGCATCGCCCACGTCGAAGTTAAAGAACTTACCAATCTGACTCATCCATATTGTATCGGGCTGTGCAAGCGTTCCACCGAACACAAGTCTATTCTCATGGAAGCAAACAGCAGCCGGGTATCCTCGTACAGCGGAGAAAGCCTGCTCGTACCAATCAAGCGTAGCAGCATGTGTTTCTATCTTTACATAACCGCCGCCATCTTCAGAAGAGCTTGCACTGCCTCCAGCGGTAAAGGTGTATGTGTTTTCATCAATTATGTTTCCAACAGTTCTTGTGCCATTAAGGTTGCCAGTATTGATACCGCCGACAGCAGCAGCCTCTTCAACAACAATTGTTTCTCCACCAGCAAAACCATGGCCAAGATGCGTGACCTCTACTGTAGAAGAACCCTCAATAGTTCTAAACGGATTAAGAACAGATAGTCGTATCTTCAACGTATCAACAACATCTCCGACAGCCACAGTGGCAGAAGTTATAGATGTAATAGTTATCTCAGATTCGTGATAGCGAACAGTAGTCCCGACATGACCAGCTACCCAATAATCAGAACTTGTTGTAAGGGTAATACCTGTTCCAGTTGTAGCTGAAGGGTCTAGCGTAACGCCTTGCGCTTGGAAGTTGTAATAGGGCTGGTAAATCTTTTTGTTGTCAGCACGACTATCAAACGAAAAAGTGCTGACTTCAAAGGTTGTTAAACTGGTTCTAGTGACCAAACGTGGTGCAAACAATGGGTGGCACACCCACATTACATCCCCGTACTGAGCAAACGTGTACTCATTTGCATAGTCTTTATCGAAGGGAAGAGTTGCTGAGTCCACATCAGATGTAACTGTAGCTACTAGGCTAACCGATCCATCTGCAAGCAAGCGAAACGCACGGAGCTTTTGATGCTCAACTGAGATAATATACTCTTCATTATCGTCAAAGATAAAAGAAGTTAGAACAGATTTGTAAGGAGTATTAGCGTCATAGGTCAAAGCATAGTCATGTATGTGCTTTAACCCATGGCGCTTTCTCAAGCCGCCTTCTGGTAATACTAAAAAATTCTCAACCCGCTGTGCAGAGGAGTTGAGAATTGGTGTGTCGTTGCGGCTAATAAGTGAATCGCTGACTTCGCCAAACTGAAAGCTACTTATTGGAACTCTAACTTTCTGCATTAACTTCGCCTTTCAGCAATAAACCTCGATGTGTTGAGCTTGCGCGTTGTCTGCGTTTGAGAGTGCAGACGCCTAGCTTGTGTCATTTGGAAGTTAGCTTTCTGCTCCATAAGAGAAGCAAGCTGGGAATCCCGGGCGGCGGATACAGCTAGAACAGCAGCCATCATGTACTCAACGGCAGTCGTAAAATATGGAGGCCAGTCAGACTCATTGGCTCTAAACACATAGTCAGCAACAAGTGTCTCTGTGTCCGAGGAATCACAGAAAACCTTTGAGCCGTAGGTGTCGTACTTGATTGGGAAGTCATTGACTGTCACTGCAATTAGCATGATTGACTCAGAGGGTAATTGGTATGCTGCGCTCCAACGCCCACTAGGAGCATCAGTTAATCTGTTAAGCACAGCTTGATCTGTAGCAAAGCGCCAACGTGAGTTAGTCAAAGCTGAACGAGCCATGTCTTCGTACATTGCGTCACAAATTGTTGCTTCCGCAGTGCCATCATCAAAAGACTGAATGACATCGCCGCCAATAAGCAACGATGCCCGAGAGCAGATCTTGATGGGTGTGTTTGCTACATCTGGCATATAAAGTCGGGGGGCCTAAGCCCCCCTCCCTACTTAGTTATTATCGAGAACTTCGTAGATACCATCGTCGTCGATTACGACAGCGCCCATGGACATCATTGAAGTTGCAAGATGCGAAACTTTTTGCGGTACATAGTTTACCTCAGTAGTTACATCGGCGTTGATGCCGAGGCCAACTGAAGAGGTGTGGTACGCAAAGTTCTTACCGCCAGCTACAGCAGACGTTGAGAAGATCTTGAAGCCCAAGAACTCTTTCATTGTCATGCCGCCTGCAAATGGCAGGTTCTGTGGTCCAACATAGTCGGAAGATGCGAACTCATTGATCGAGAACAAGTCAGCAAAACCAGCCGGGGACATAGCAAGATAGCGTTGGCCATCTTCTGGAATGTCGGCTGCGCCGAATGTGGAGAACAATGTGAGCAAGTCATCTTTGACCAATGCACCAGCAGTGTCAGCAATCTGAGTTGAGTTTGCACCAGCGTCCATAGCTGTAATGAGGATCTCATCAGTCTTGCGACCCAGAGCAGCAGCAGCAGATTGTGCTACAGCTTGACGCTCATTGATGTTGATCTTCAATTCGTCCAGCTTGTCGATGTACTCAGGCGCGTAGAAGTCAGCCATAGTTACTTCAACATTGGTGTGTGCCAGTTCCATTGCAGTAACGTCACCGTTACGAGCCTTAGTATTAGCAGCGCCTTTGCCGATCTTTTGAAAACGAGCAACCGAAGCAGATACATTTGAAGAGCGAACAGTGTTGCGGAGCTTGCTGCCCATACGCTGATACGCCAAATGTACTTCTGTTTCGAACTGCTTGATGAAGGCTTGGTCGATAGTATTAGCCATTTTATCAGTCCTTTATGAAGTTACGTTTCAACGGGTGTCCGCTCTTTCACGTCAGCAAGGGTGTCCTTTCGGGCCTTTCAGTGCGTTACGGGCCGTAGTGCTTTATTGTAAACAATCTTTTCGTCTGGATTGCAACGCACAAAATCGACATACTTGTTTGCATCTACTTGGTGTATCCCTACTGCCTCAAAGCCCAACCACGCTGCCCAATTCAACATTCCTTCATAATCTGCTAGGATTGTCATGCTCATATAAGTTTCGCTCTTGTCAAAGAAGTTGACCAGTAGCTTTGATCCACGAGCCATAGCGTGAAAGTTTTGCTTCAAACCATTTGAAAACATTGAAAACATTTGCGGGGACTCGCGGTCATCGTTGTACCAAAGCCCCCCGACCATGAGGAAGGTATCATTGTTACGTCTGCAAAGGTAGGAGTCTGCGGTCTCGTGCATCTCGTGAAGAGCTTGCTTAACGTCCGTGTGTCCCAGCAAAAGAATCTCTCTTTTATTTTCTGGGCTTAAGTTCTCGGCCACCTCGTCAACATGGCCGAGAGTAAACGGGGTGAGATAGTAATCACCCCGCTTTAGTATCTTAACTTCTGTAGACCTGTTTGAAACCAGCTTCGACTTCCCGTACAAAGTTTGGGTCTCGGTCTTTTGGACTGTAATATCTTGGATCACTCATCATCTCCCTGAGTTTTGCTTCACTCAGTCCAGCTGTAGGCTGAGTATTCCCAGCAAATGATCCACCTTTTAGAGCCTCTTGTATAGCCTCTAGTGCTAGAATACCTTCATGGCTCTCACACATGCGCTCAATTGCAGGCATTGCATCTTCTGGAAAGAACTTGCTAGCAAACATAGACGCAGCTTCAATGCGTGTATCTGCGTTCTCACCTAGCTTTGCCGCTTCAGCCTCAAGGTCAGGCCCATCATTTGCGCCAATAGACTGAGCATACATCTCAATCCCTTGCTTAAACTCATCTTGAGAGAAGCCATTTTCAAACGCATGCTCTGACCACCACTTTAAAAGCTCATTATCTACAGATGTTTCTGGATCAATAATGTCTGGAAGCTCGTAATCGCCTGCTGTTTCTGGACGGCTACTAAACGCTTCAGTCTGCAACTCTTCAAGAAGATTGTTGCGGATGTCATCCTCTTTGGCGCCCAGCTTAGATGATAACTCTGAGTACGCTTTAGCTAGATCTTCACCGCTGTTGTACTTCTCGGGCAACCACTCTGGCCGTTCTTGTGACGTTACGTCACTTTCTACAACAAAGTCCCGTGACGTTGCGTCACTTTCTGCCACTTCTACTTCTTCACTCATTTGTTTTTGCTCCTATGTGCATGTGAGATACGCTGCTCAATAAGACCAACAATATAACGCTGGCCTTCAACGTGTCTCAACTCCTCCGTTGTCACGTTAGGACCGTGAACCATCTCAATGGTTACGGACCGCAAGTAACTCAACACCTGTTTCCCTGTAGGTGTTGAGAATATCTCAGCAATGTCTTTGCTGATTTCAACGTCTTTCTCGGCGGATCTTTGAAACCCGTCCCTTCCGATATTAACCTTGTTGCTCAACAGGCGCTCCCATTTGCTGTTGTTGCTCTGCCATTTGCTGTGCCATTGCAGCTATTTGCTTCCGTTGATTCTCGTCTCTAATCAAACTCTCAGGAACACCAAACTTCTTAGCAAGATGCGCTGCTGTCTGTTCCCCGTCAATAAGAAGCTGCAACATCTCTGGGCCAAACACACCACCAACAAGCTCTAAAAAACGAGCAATGCTTGAGATATCTTGATTGGCCTGAGCTTGAGCAAGCGGAGATACAGAGCGGATCTTAACCTCACGGCCATTAATTGAAGGAACTTCAATGCGACCTTGTTTCTTTAAAATGTAGATAACGCGCTGCAACAAGGGCTGCACCAACTCAGCTTGCAATCTGCCAAAGGCAGAACCCATACGGCGGGACAGATCAGCCATACGCTCCGCAACTTCCGTAGCTGTAGCTGGTGTACGATCTGGATTGCCAAGCATGTCGTTATACAGTGCGCGCTTAATGTTAAGGCGCATGTCGCTTAGAACAAGCTGGGCTACATCAAAGCTACCTGCTGCTTGAATTGGCTGTAAGCCAGCTGAACCCATAGCTTTTGGAATTATAGATCCGGGTACAAGTTGAATAGTGTCAGGGTTAATGACACCATCGTCGTCGATTTGATAGACACCAGATATAGCCATTTGAGCGTTCTCAAGGATAAGCTCAATAGTTAAGTTGGTTGTCTTGATAGCAGACAGAGCGTTAATTAGTGGGCCACGGCCATAGATCTCGCCAGCACACTTAGACCACCGGAAACAGATAAATGGATTTGCTCCAAGTCCAGAAATCTCTTTGTAGTAAAGAACAGTTTCTGTGTTCATGCAGATTGCATAGTGATAATAAGAGTCTTGGTTCTTTTTTGAGTAGTCTTTGCAAACAAGCTCAAGAACAGTTGTCTCCGCTTCTCTACCCATTTGCGCTACAACCTTAGGATCAAAAGTAGCGTTAGGGTACAACTCACTTAGCTGATCGTACTTAACCTTCTTGCGCTCACGATAAACGTGGTCAATCTTATCGTCAGGTCCGGTGTCCAGTACAACGTGTGGAAGTGGTATGGCACTGAAATTAATAGGATTAATTGCGTCACCCTCTTCAACACAGAGGATACCTGTGCCAACAGCTAGGTCCATGAACGATTCATGTACCTCTTGGCTGAAGTTAGAGTTCTGCAAGACTTCAAATACATAGTCCGTAACATCGTCCAACTGATTGTCGATCTCTTCGCGCTGATCCTTTGGAACTTCGCTGCCAGACATAAGGTCTGCCCATCGAGCAAAGTTAGGAACGATACCAGATTGTAGTCGGCTAGCAAACTCTTGCACACCAACTACCGCTGTCTCATCAAAGATCTTATCGTCACGGCGCTCACCGGGAGTTTCAGAATAGAAAGACTCGCGTTGTGGAAGAGCGTACTCATAACACTCCTCAAACAACGGAACCCATTGCTCCCTAAAGGACTTAGCCTTTTGGTAGCGTTGGATATATGTTTTAGCTATCTTGTCCATTAGCGGCCAAACCTGCCAATAAATCCAGCTCCAGACCCACCGCTACGAAACAATGATCTACGACCTCGACCACCTCCGCCACCGCGACCTTCGCTAGTGCGCCTAGCCTCAAGAGCTTCACTAATGTCTTCACGCTTTTGAGAAGCTAAATCTTCCGCAGATTCGCGCTTTGCTGCATCTGCTTCAAGCGACTGATCTACAGATACTTGCTTTTCTTCTTGACTTGGACCGCCACCACCACCACCAAAACACATAGTAAATCTCCTTTTCCTTACTCCTCGTAAGCACGAAACTTACAAAAACTCAACGCACAAACTACATTCTTGCCCACAAGCCCTGTCTTTTCCGCTTGGCTGGGCCTTTATTAAACACATCGAAGTCACGTTTAGCCACTGTAGGAGTGGCTGGCTTCTGGCTATTCATAAGAGCGCGGCCTTCGCCTGCACCAAGAAACAGATATTGTGCTGCATCGTGGACGTGAGAAAACATATTCTTATCAGGTTTATCTGCAAACCGCTCTCCAGATACCTGCATCCTCTTATAAGCGTAACCGCCCTCAAAGCCCTTAATAAGCTGTGGGCAGCGCCGATCTATTAACATCGCTGGCTTACCTTCAACCATCTTAGTCAGCTGGGAGGAGACAGCTTCAAGTCGAAGATCAACAGAGTTGGAAGGCGCTGGGAAAGCCCTCAAGCCAGCTCCGCGCATGATGTGAAAGGGAGTTGACTCATCAGTTTGCGCGCGGAAGTCACCTGCGGGATCACCATAAATGATGACTTCTCCAGCCGCAGCGAATCTAGTTGCCAGTTCTTGTCGCAAGACTTCTGAGAATCTAACAATCCCCATGTCTATTGCAACGATTTCTGACTGTATGAACCAGCGGCCACGAACCTTTTGCCCCAAAACGGCGGCTGGGGTCAGGCCAAAGTCTACGCCAACGTACACGGGGACGCTTGCTGCAACTGGTATTTCTTCTTTGGCTACATGAACTTCTGCTGCGAACATAGGATATACTGGCTTTCCTTCCTGTATATGGCCCAACCTGTTCATCACATAGACATCAATCCAAGATTTAGTCTTACCTTGCACCAAGTTGGGGTAATAACTCTTCATCATGTTCTTCTGGTTCTCAGCATCCTTGCTGGGAACGTAGTCTTCTATCTCGCCTTCCGTGGACTTCTTTTCGACCATGCCAGCGGGCTGCGTATAGAAACTCCAGTTATCCGGTTTGACCA